TGACAAGTTCGCGATCTTCGCGCATGCTCTCCATTGTTCGCCGAAAATCGGCGGCGAATTTTGGAGGAGTCGGTGTCGGGAATCATTTTGAACATGGCTTTGGGTATCGCGGCGGACAGGGCCTTGGTTGCCCGCATCCTGATGCCGCACAATGCAGGCAATGGCTATCTCGTCGGTTGCAGCGCCGTCGCCCACCTGCATCTCGGATGGGGGCGCCTATGACCGGGGCAGCCAAGCCGATCGAGCGCGTCGATGCAAAAAACATCGAGCGGAGCTTCGCCGCCACCGAACGGCAGGCCGCCCAGCGTCGCGCCCTCGCGAGAAAACAGCGTCGCGCCGATCTCAAGGCGGCGCGCCGGGAGTCCGTGGACGCGCCGCGCGAATTCGTCGCCAAGACGATGCGGGAATTTCGGCGGTTGTATAAACCGGAGATATGGGACCGCTTGAGCGCGAAGGAGAGGCGTCGGCGCTGGCGATTTTATTGCCTGCTGCGAGACGCGCGGCCAATCCAAGATGTTCCATCGGCGCGGGAGCTCGCACGGCTTTCCGGCGCGCGCAACGTCTTTTTTCTCGAGGATGGCGCCGTCCCGGGAAGGCGCGCGCGATGAGCGACAATCCAATCGTTAAGGCTGTCGAGGACGCGAAGATTGTCGTTTTTTCGCCGCGCGCGGAATCTGGAAAAGACGCCAAAAAAAAGCGGAAGTCTTCCTCTCGCGGGAAAGGCGGCGGTGGCGATCCTCCCGCTCCTCCGCCGCCGGAAGAACCCGGCGCCGATGACGGCGACGAATTAAGCAACGACATGAACACCGAATTCTCGCTCGTGCTGGTTGGGTCCAAGGCCATCATCATGCGCGAGCAGCCGGCCGCGCCAGCGCATGACCGCTTGCGCATGCTCACCTGCGAGGCCTTCAATATTTTTATGCAAAATCGGCGGAGCTCCGTCACCTCGTGGCAAAAAGATGACAATGGCGAATGGAAACCCGTCACCCGCGTTAGGCTTCACGGGCCCTATTGGCTGAAATCCCCCAACCGCCGCACATACAACGGGCTGGAGTTCGTTCCCGACCCTGGCGCGCCTCCGGAGACGCCTGGCTACTTCAATCTTTGGCGAGGATTTTCGGTGACGCCCGATCCGGAGCCGCCGACCCCGCGTCAGCGTGGGCCGGCCGATCGCTCGGCCAAATATTTCAAATTTTACGACCATCTGCGCGGCGCCATTTGCGGCGGCGCTGACGTTCTCTTCAATTGGCTGTGGCATTGGTTCGCGCATCTCATTCAGCGGCCCCGCGAGCGGATCGGCACGGCCGTTGTGCTGCGCGGTGGCATGGGCGTCGGCAAAACGGTCGTCGGCGACGTGATCGGCTCGCTGTTCCCCGCCAATTATTTTCTCGTCGACAATTCGCGTTATCTCACCGGACAGTTCAACGCGCATATGGCGAGTTGCCTCTTGCTGCAATGCGACGAGGCTACATGGGGCGGGAACAAGGAATCCGAAGGGCGCCTCAAGGGCCTGATCACCGCCGACAAGCAGATGATCGAGGCCAAGGGCGTCGATCCCATCATGATCGCCAATTATGTCCGCGTGCTCTTGACCTCCAATGAGGCATGGGTGGTTCCAACCGGCATGGACGAGCGGCGCTGGGCGATATTGGACGTGCTCGATCTCGTGCTCGAAGGCGAGCGCAAGGCGCATTATCGCGCGCTCTATGACGAACTCGCCAACGGCGGACGCGCGGCGCTGCTGGCCGATCTGCTTGAGGTCGATCTCGACGCCGCCGACGCGCCGAATTTACGGGTGATTCCGAAGACAAAGGGGCTATTGGAGCAGAAAATCCACTCGCTCGAACCCGTCCCTTCGTGGTGGCTCGGTCGACTAGCCGACGGCTCGCAGACGCATCGCGCGCAATCGTGGCGCGACAAAATCCCGATAAGGACGCTGCATCGCGATTTTCTGCGAACGTCCGAGGATTTGGGCGTGCGGCGAAAGTCCAGCGAGACGCAGTTCGCCATGCACATGCACAAGTTGTGTCCTTCGTTAATAAAGGTGAAGTCGACCGAGAAAGTCGACGAAACCGACGACATGGGGCGCGAAACCGAGGTTTACAAAAGGGTGAATTGCTGGAAATTTCCATCGCTCGAACTGGCGCGCGCCGAATTCGACGGGGCGCTCCGCCAGCCGTTCGATTGGGGCGAGGACCCCGAGGAAACTGATAATGGCGACAGGGAAGGCGATTGTTATGACTGAAATCAATAGAAGCCGTCCCACCTGTCCCTCATCAAAACGGCCGCGCGACGAGGTGTGACGCCTTTAACTAACTGAATTTGAATAGCTTGTCCCACCTGTCACGCCTTGTCCCACCTTTTTGCCTCGCGCGCGCATGCGCGCGCGCAACGCGGAAGCTGGCGACGGGTGAAGTGTTTCCCGGAGAGCAGTTCGAGGTGTGACAGGCGAGACAGGTGGGACAATGAGCCTGATTACAGCGGCTTAAGTATGTCCCACCTTCTATTTTCTTTATTTAAAGGTGGGACAAGGTGGGACAGTCCATGGCTTTCCTTGTGGTCGCGCCGACGATGAGCTCCCGGCGGGCGGCCGATAGCCCCGCCCGAGTTTTGCGGCTTTCCCGTAAAGCTCGCCGCAGCCGCGGTTCGCGCCTCGCCGCGATCTCGCGCCGCGCCGGTCGGCGAGGCGTCCAGGCGAGGCCCTCCCGCCAGTCTCGACGCCAAGGACCGCGCCTGGCGCGCGCGGATGGTCTCAACATGCCTTTGGCGCGCTCGCCGTCGCCGGGCGGCTCGCGCTGGAGACCTGGCGCATTGCCGATCGGCGAGGCTTGTCCCCGACTCTCCCGCGGCGATCCCCGCGCCCTATCGACTTTCGATTCCGCACGCGTCCGCCTTCGGCGGAGGCGGGGCCCGCGCGCCCCTCGCCGTTGGGCAAGCTGGGCTCACTTCTGAGCCCAGCCAGCATCGCGTCTGTGTCGCGAAGGGAAAGCGCGGGCGGTCGTCACGGGGCGGCCGCCCGCTTCGAGGGTCGCGGGTCCTTCCCAGGGGGCGCAAGGGTCAACGGCAAGTAAAGGCGCCGGCCGTTTCTAGCCGGGCTATTCACGTTTTAGGGGCAACAACGGGGCAACGGGTTGCGGCAACGCGTTCATTCTGATGTGGAGCCAGATAGGTAGCGCCCCGCCCTTCGCTCATCCACGGCCAAATGCGCCGATATTAATAGGCCTGGACATTTTCGGGACTGCCTCGATGCGGCCCTGGTCGCCCTGGCGCTTCTCGACCACGCGCTCCTCGACAATGTGCTATACTGCGACGCGAACAAATCGCGTGAGAAAATGGCATGTCCAACGTCGACGTTTTCAGCGGAGCCGAGTTGTGGTTGTCTGTTTCAGAGTTGGCCGTCAGGCGCGGCAAGACGAAGGGCCCAATGTCTCGCCGCGTCGCGCGGCTTGAAGAACAAGGCCTACTCAAGGCGCGTCCTGGCCCGAACGGATCGAAACTAATCAACGTCGCGGAGTTCGATCGCCTGACGTGCGAGACGACCGACATCGTCCGCGCCACGAACGGCAGGCGCGGTGCGTCAGTGAGCGAAGATCGCGGCGGGGATTCCGCGACTGGCCGGCTGGTCTATTCGCACGAGCAGGCCCTTAACGCGAACTACTCCGCGCAACTCAAGCTTCTCGAGCTCGAGGAGCGCAAAAAAAATCTCGTCAGGATGGATGACGTAATCAGCGCCAGCGAGAGCATCGCCGAAAGCGCCGTGCGCGAGATCGACGGGCTATCGAGCCATGCCGAGGAAATCGCCGAGGCGGTCGGCGCCGGGGGCGTCATCGGCGCGCGCAAAGTTCTGCAAAGAATCGCTCACGATTTGCGACAATCACTCGCTGATGGTTTAGCCGCGCTGGGCGAGAACGTCGGCGCGAGCGCGGGCAAGGCGTCCGCCGGAAATTGAGTGGGGCAGGGTGAAAGGTTAAGAATGAGGGAAACAAAGGCCGCTAATTAATTAGCGGCTTTAACGTCTGACAAATTCGCGATGTTCGCGCATGCTCTCGGTTATTCGCTCAAATTCGGCGGCTAATTTGGAGGAGAGAAATGTCGAAAATCGTGGACACTCAGGCTGCGGGGATATTGGCGATGTCTCCGCGCGATGCTTCCAAAGCGATCGGCATCGGAATGACGATGCTCTATGCCGAGATCAAAGCGGGCCGCCTGAAGGCGCGAAAAATTGGGAAGCGCACGGTCATCCTGCGCGATGATTTGTTGGAATATTTGAATTCGTTGTCGCAACGAGCGGCATAGCGTGATGAGCGGGAGCTCGCTCATCTCGGAGAGCCGCAAAAGAGCGCCTCCGCGCCAGAAACGCCTCATTACAATTCGGGCGACACAGTCTCCGACTCCCGTGTGGCAAGGGGCGCATAAGTCATGCGGCTTTACCGAGTCACGCGGCGCGGACGGCGCGCGAAGCCGTCGTCGCTGACTCGAACATAGCAACCGGAACCGGCGGGATTTACGAACATGAAAACGCGGAAGATCAGCGAGACGAAGGAACGCGATGACGATGAACTCGCGCTCGCCGTGCCGGAAGGCGGGCATGCGGGGGAGACCGAGGCTTGGCGGGAGCGGCTGGCGGAAGAGTATGAGACTGCCTACGCCGCCGGCCACGCTGAAGCAGTCTTGGCCGAGCGTCGGCGCTGCGAAGAAATTATCTGTTGCGCCGCCGCCGAAGGGCGCGAGGCGTTCGCGCGCAAATTGGCTCTATCGAGCCGCATGAGCAGCGAAGACGCCATCGCTCTTCTCGCAGCTTTGCCGAAGGTCGAGGGCGGGGGCTACCTCGTTAGCATTCCGGCCTCTTGGGACCTCTTCATCGAGAAATTCATGGCCGCCAAGGCTCCGTCTCGCGCGAGCTGATATCGCGACGGCGCGGCGCGAACTTCGGACGCCGCCAACAGATTGGGGGGGGGAAGGAAGAGCGCGAAGCGGGACGTCCGACAGCGATAGGTTTCCTCCGGCCCCTAATGAGTAGCCTCCCGGTCAAGGAAATCGCTCCCGCTCTTTATTCACGCTGTTCGCGAAGAAAAAAGGAAATTGAAGGATGGCCGAAAAAAACGACACCGTGGGCGCGAAGCTCGACGCCGCGCTGAAAATTTACTCGAATAAAAGCGCGAGCGTCGATGAATTGGCGGACGCCGTTAGTTCGCTTCCCCCCGTCATAGTGACGGCGCAGGGCGATATTGAAGCGTTGACGGCGCGTCGTCGCGAGACCTTGCTGAGCGGCTCCGACGCCGATCGGCTCAAACTCAAAGACAATATCGCCGCTGCGGAGATGCGGCTTGAACAGCTAGTCGCCGTCGCCGAGGAATTGAATGCGCGACTTATCCAGGCGAACGAGGCCGCGATCGCCGCCGCGCGCGCGCGCCGCCGCTCCGAATTGCTCGGCAAGAGTGACCGCATGGCGGAGCGGCTGCGAACGGAATATTCGAAAGCCGCGACCGCGATCGCCGGTTTGATCGAGGAAGAGGCTCGGCTGGAAATCGAAATGGAGGATTTCAACAAAGCGGCGCCGGCCGACGAGGCGCTTCGGAGTCCTGAAAATATTGTTCGCCGCCGCGTCGCGGAGCCGCGCAAGGAAATTCGCCGCGAGACAGTGTCGCTTTGGTGCCGCGAGGACGAAACGTCTCCTCTTCCGGCTGAATATCAGGGGGCTGTGCAAGATCAGGGCGGCGGCCGCGGCGCGTTACTGAATAGAACCTCGCAGTCCACCCCTTGTATGCTGCGCAAATTCGAGCGCGTCGAGTTTTACGCGGCGGAGCCCGTCCCTTATTTCGATCCCCTGGCTCAAGTCGTGAACCTGCCGGGGCTGGTCTCCGACGACCCCTATATTTGGAGCGCCGCGAAAAACCAGTCGTCCCCCTATAGCTGGATAAGCCAGGCCGAAAAGCTGCGCGAGGCGGCTTCCGCGCGTTCCGCGCAAGCCGCGAAGCGCCGGGTTGAAACGTCGCTCCGGTTGATCGACGACAAGGCGCAGTAGGGAGTCAAAATCGCATGAGCACTTTTCACGCACAAGACCCGGCGTCGTGGGATTCCATCGCGGCGGCTCTCGCCGCCGAGGGCGGCCCAAAGCCTCGCGCCGCCGCCAACCCCTCGCCGGGCGGCTTTCCCCGCGCTGGTGAGCTTCTCTCGCGCGAGGCGCGGCCCGCGACGGCGGGCGCGCTCCCGTGGGGGGGAATCGCCGCCGCCATGAACGCGCCTGGCGGCGTCGATCTTCGCACCCGCGCGAGCCATGCGGACGCGTCGCCGGGTGGCTTCAACGCAGCGCCGCGCCATGACGCGCCCACGGCGACCGGCGCGTTGCCTTGGGCTGTCATCGCCGCGCGGGTTAACGCGGAGGCCGGCTTCAAGGCTCGCGCGGGCGAGGAATATTCCGAGGCCGCCGCCTCGCCGCTCGGCCAGGCGGAAACATCAAGCCTCAGCCCCGACGCGGCGCGCATCTCAGCGATTCTCTATTCCCCGGCGGCGAAGGGGCACGAGCGTTTTGCGCGTTACTTGGCCTATGAAACCGCGATGAGCGCCGAAGAGGCAATCGCGGCGCTCGTCGCGAGCGCTGGCCTTGCGTCGGCTTCGCCAGCGCCGGCCCAACCTTATCGAACGCCGCCGGCTCCCGTGGCGGCTTCGGCGCCGTCGCCGTCGCCCGTGGTGGCTTCGCCGCCATCCCCGTCGCCCGCGTCCAGACCGAACACGATGCGTGAAGGCGCGCAAGATGCGCGGAGGCAGCCGCAGCTTGATCAAGATTACGTTTACGACCGCGCACCCCAACGCCGCGTCGCATATCCCCCGCGTGACGCGAGTATCAACCCCTTCAGCTTGAAAATTCAGTCGGAATATAGGGCGGCCCGCGCGGCGGGGCGGCCCGGTGGTCCTGGCGACCTTTACTATTGGCTCGCCGAAAAATACCCAGCAGCGCCGAACAGCGCGAAGGGCTGATGAAACGCTGTCGCCGGCATAGGTCGCGCGCGACGATCGTCGCGATGGCCGGCCGCGCGGTGTGGAGCAAGCGGCCAAGATCGATTGCCGCGATTTCGTTCAACGCGCGTCGACGCGACGCGAAAACAGGAAGCATCTGCATGTCCGATGAAACCGCCACACAAACCGAAACGCCGGCGCCGCCGAGGTTCATTAGCGGCAGGCCGCGTTCGAAAGTCTTGACGCTCGAAAATCCGATCACCTACGAAGGCCGCGAATATCGTGAAATCACGATCGTTCGGCTCAACGCCAAGGAAGTCGAGAATTTGCTCGCGGCGATCAATCGCGGCGAGTCCGCCCGTTTTCCGATTTTCCGCGACGGCGTCGGCGCGGTCATTCCTGAAATCGTGCTCGACTCGCTCGACGACGACGACAGCCTGGCGCTCGACGAAGCCGCGGCCGATTTCATTCCGAAGCGGTTCAAGCCGAAGGTTGACGAAGCGGCCTCGGCATAGGCTCCGCGAGAGGATTTCGCATGCGCATACTATGGCCAGACGAATGCCGCGCGCGGCGGAGCAGGGGCGCTTCGCGTCCGCGAGGCGGCTCTGATGCTGGCGCGGCAGTGGACGCGCCGTTTCGAATAATTGGCCGGATCAATGCCGCGCGCGGCACAGGAAACGCGCTTCGCCTTCGCGAAGCGATTCCACGCGCGAGATAGCGGCGCCGGGCGCGCCGAAGCGGAGCAAATAGCGCGCGCCGGATTTTTCGGCGCGATGGCGCGGCGGCTTGGGGAGTTAGAAAAATGGCGAATATCTCGGCGACAATGTCAATTGGGCTGGTCGACAATGTGTCGAAGCCCGCTCGCACCGTCGCGCAGGCGCTCAAAGAAGCCGAGCGCGCGGCCGAACAGGTCGCCAAAGGGCTGCAAGGCACGGGCGCGACGGATCGTCTGTCCGCTTCGCTCTCCAAATTGAAGGCAAACGCCAAGGATATCGAAACGGTCGCGACCGCCTGGCGTGACTATTCCAAATCGGCGGGCCTCGCCGCCAGCTCGGCGGATTGGACTAAGGCGCAAACGGCTGGCGTGCGGCAGTGGGAAGCACAAACCATTTCGGCGCTGCGCGCGGTCAAGAGCGAGCAAATCGCTTTCAATCGTTCGCTTTCCGGCGCCGGCGGCGTCTCGCCGATGGTCACCGGCATGTCATCGTTTGGCGCCGGCGGAATTGCGCGCATCAAGGCGGCCGCGGAGGGGCAAAAGCTCGCGGCTGGCATGTCCACGGCCGGAACGATCGCGGCGGCGGAGGCGGCCGCGATCGCCGAGGCGAGGAGCGCGAAAACGAGGGGCTCCGTCACCGCGAGACCGGCGCGCGGCGACAAGGAAGGCGCTGGCGGTTGGAGCGCGGGCGCGTTGATGGGCGGCGCTTGGGCGGGCGGCATGGGGACCATGGCGGCGGGATACGGCGCTTATGCGGTCGCCAAGCATGCCGTTCGCGCGGGCGCGGCGTATCAGCACGAAACCATTGCGCTCGAAAACGCCGGCCGCTCCTTGAGCGAGATGCGCGAAATCGAAGAGCGCGCGCGGGAGGTGGCGAAGCAGGTTCCTACAAGCAGCCTGACCGGGAATTTGAAGGTCGTTAATGAAACGACGGGCGCGTTCGGCGACTTGAATCATGCACTCGAAAATTTGGGCTTCATGGCGAAAGCCGCGTCGGTTTTGAAAAACGCGGCGGGCGATAAAATCCACGAGGACGCCGGCGAGATCGGCAACAAATTCACACGCTTTTTCGAAATGCGCGGAACAGCCGGCAATAGTGAACTTTTCCAAAAAGAAGCGGGCGCAATGGTGCCCCCGATGGTTTTCTCGGGCGGAAACTTTAATCCCGGCGAAATGTTGAGTTTCGGGCAACAGGCGAAGTCATCGCTGCAAAACTATGACCTCCGCTTTATGTCGAGGATTCTCCCATCGCTCATAACGGAGATCGGCGGCGAGCGCGCTGGAACGGCGGCGAACGCATTCACCAATGTCATTCTCGGCAAGGTTCGGGACAAGGTTCAAACGAAGGCCTGGCAAAAGTATGGGCTCGTCGATCCGAAACAAGTCATCGAGGGCAAGGGCGGCGCGCTTTCGTGGAAGGCCGGCGCGGTTAAGGGAACCGACAAGGCGCTAAGCAATCCGCTGGACTGGATCGAAGAGACGCAGCTCCCCGCCATGAAGGCGAAGGGCGTCGATATCGACAACGCGCTCGAACTGACCAAGGCTTTTAACGAACTCTATCGCAATTCCAACGCCAACCTCATGGCGAATCTCGTCGGTCAATTGCGCAATCGCCAGCGACTGCACAAAGACGAGCGGCTCACCGATCAGGCCGGATCCTTGGATCAGATTTATAATCGAAATGTCACGTCCGATCCGACGGTCGCGGTGACGAAATTTTCGGCGGCGTGGGAGAACCTCGGCGCCTCGATCACCATGGCGCTGCCGATCGCCGAGGGGATAAACAGTCTCGCCGAGTTGATTGCTGGCGCGTCCGAGAAATTGAAGCCGGCCGCCGACGCCGCGAAGGCCGGCGCCGACCTCGCGAAAAATATTATCGACAATAGTCCGCTCGCCAAGGCCGAGCGCGAGGCGCGCGAGCAGGCCGCCAAAGAGGGCCGCAAGCCGACCGTCGGCGAAATCGGTGCGCGGGCGTGGGAGAACATTAAGCAGAGCTGGGAACCCTCGCAGGCGGGGGGGGCTCCCGATTACGCCGCCGCCGACTGGCGGCGAGGCAGATACATGCGGCGGCAATCGTCGGCGGTTCCGACCTTCGCCTCGCGATCGATCGGCTTCGCCGGCGCGCCCTCGGCTCCCGATATGGGCGTGCGCGGCGGCATGGCGGCGGGCGGCTTGCCCGCGATCTTTCAAATGCAAGCCTGGAAGCCGACGCTCGATATTTCCGGGCTGCAAGCCGACGCGGCCAAGGGCGAAAATCTCGGCGACCAAATGAAGGAGAAGCTCTCCTTCACGGCGATTCCGATGGTCGACGTGGCCAATTTCGAGAGAGCAGAACAGGCGGCGGAGAAGGTGAGGACGGCGGCGGAGCAGTTGAATTTAACGGTTACGCCGAACGTCGACTCCTCGTCGATCGACGCCGCGAGCTCGAAGCTTGACGCGTTTCTCGCAAAGCTCGCCAAGGCCGAAGGGCGCGCCGCCTCATTGGGCTCGCATGTCGACGCGTCGAATCATCGTCTCGCGGGGCTGTTCGGCAAGGTCTCGCGCGGGAATTTCACCGCCTCGGGCGTGCAAGGCGAATGATGACGGCCCGTCGCGCTATTCAGGGGAGGCGTTGATGTCGGACTATATCTCTCGTGAAGACTTTGAAGCCGTTATGCAGATTGCAATCGAGCAGTTCTTGACGGCGATCGTTAATCAGCGGCGAGAGTTCGAGGATGCGACGATCAATCAGCGACGGGAGTTCGAGGCGTTGACGCATGATTACATGCGGAAAATTGGCGAGTTGGCGGGGGATTTAGTTTCCGCCGTCGACAGCTTGAAAAATTTAAACAGGGGGCTTTCTTCTCAATTGATCGGCGCGGCAAACGTAACGGCTGTGCTTTCCCGCATTGTGCTTCATCGTGAAAAAATCAGCGCCAACGCCGCCCTCGAATGCGTCGAGGAGATGGCCGACGACGATCCGACGGCGCTGGAGTTCGCGCGCGTAATCCTCGGCGCGCGGCCGAGGCTGCGCATTGTCGCGACCTCGGATGCGCGAGCGTCGGAAGCTCCGGGCGCGAGCGTTCGCGCGCGGCCGTCGCTGTCGATCGTCAGGCAGGCGCCGGGTTCATCGGCCGAATGAAAATCACGGCGCCCGGGGGCTCGCGGTCCCTGGCGGTTTCGCCATCTTCGAAATGTGAGAAATCGTCATGCGCCTCATTGTCACTTACGATTCGGAAGCGCTTCAAACCGCGATCAAGGGCCTTGACGCAGTTGGCGCGGGAAAGCTGCGCACGCGACTCGCCGGCGTCATCAACGAGGTGGGCGCGGCCGCGCACCAGGGAATCCTCGGTCCTCTGCGAACGCAGACCGGCTTGACCGGATCGACGATTCCGCGCGCGGTCCACGACACGCCGGCCGGCGAGGATGGTCTCGCTTATCAGCTCGTCACGCGCGGCGGAGATATTTCGCTGCGCTATTTCGGCGCCAAGGAAGTTGCCGGCGGCGTCGCCGCGCGGCCGCGCATGCAGCTCAAGACGTTTGCGGGGGCTTTCATTCGGAGCGGCCGCGCGCCTAATCGCTTCGCCGTGCCGAAGCTCAATTCGCAAGTTTATGCGCGTGAAACTCCCGGAACCGCCTGGAGCACGAAGAAAAATCCGGTGAAAATAAAAAAGATCAAAAGCGGCGTCTTCATTCCGGAGGAAATGGTGCGCGGAGCCTCGCTCGCGGCGTTCGAAAAGGTTGTCGGCGGGCGTCTGGAGCCGGAAATCACGGGCTTGATGACGATGATTCTCGGAGGTGCGAAAATAAAATGATCGACACGATAATAAAGAGCGATCAAGCCGCCGAACTGCAAGAGCTTTTAAATAGTTTCGCCCGTTCGGGCGAGAGATTGACGGAGGCCTATACGGTTCTTCTGGAACAACACGGCGCGCTCGTGATGATCACGGGCGCGCTGGTCGGCTGCTTCCGCGCTTACGACCCGAATTTTGCCCCGCGCATGATCGCGGGCCTTGAAAAAATCGTCGCTTTGCAGGGCGACGACTTGACCGATGGACAGCGGGAATATTTGGAGGAATTCATCGCCATCGTCGTGGTCGGGACCGGCGAGGCCGTCGCGAAGCACTGATTTTCGCGCTCCGCGATCAAAGTCGCGGGCGGCGACTTTGATCATTCGTCGCGGCTCGCCTCTCGTCGTGGTTGGCGCGTCGCCGCGATCATGAGCGGTAAAAGGTTACAGGCATGCTGGACGAAATGCAGAATCCGCTCCCCGCGATGGCCCGGGCCATTGCGGCCATTTTCGCGCCGCAGCCGCCGCTGTCGCCATCCGAATGGGCGGAAGCTAATCTAATCGTTCCCGACGGCCCCAACGCCGGAAAGCCCTGGAGCTTCGACCTCACTCCCTATGTCAAGGAGCCGCTCGATTTCATCGGCCCCGACTCGCCGCATAACGAGATCGCGGTGATGAAGGGCATTCAGACTGGATACACGACGGCGCTGATTGCGGCGATCGGCCACTCGATCGACCGCGACCCTTGCAACATGATGCTGATGCAGCCGACCAGCGACGCGCTGAGCGACTTCAACCGCACGAAATTGCAGATCGCCCTCGAAACCTCCCCGGTGCTTCGCGGCAAGGTCGCCTCGCAAACGTCGCGCTCCTCGACGGGCTCGACGACCTGCTCGAAGCAATATCCCGGCGGCATTCTGACGCTGGCGATCGCCAGCTCGGCGGCCGACCTTCGCTCGAAGACGATCAAGAAGCTGTTCCGTGACGAGATCGACGAATATCCCGACGACCTCGACGGCCAGGGCGATCCGCTCAAGCTGTCCGAAGGCCGCCTCACAAGCTTTCTCAAGCAGGGCGACTGGAAAAAGATCGACATCTCGACGCCGACCATCAAAGGCGCGTCGAAGATCGAGGAGCGCCATGAGGCCGGCGACAAGCGCCGTTGGTTCGTCCCCTGCCCACATTGCACGAAAGACGACGAGCGCCCCTCCGAATTCGTGTTCGAGTTCGGCCCCAACTTCATCTATGCGCGGACCTTCCCGCATGATGCGCATTATGTCGCGCCCTGTTGCGGCTCGATCATCGGCGAGCGCCAGCGCGGCAAAATGGTCAAGGCCGGCCGCTGGATCGCCACCGATCCACGGCCCGGCGCCTTCCCGTCTTATCACTTCGACACGCTCTCCTCGCCCTTTGTCCCGTGGGACCATATCGCGAAGCTCGCCATCGAGGCCGAGGGCAATCCAACCAAGGCGAAGTCCTTCCACAATCTGTGGCTTGGCCTACCATTCGAGGTGAAGGGCGACGCCCCCGATCACGTCCGGCTGATGGAGCGCCGCGACGAAAATCTTCTTCGCGGCAGGATTCCGCCGCGCGGGTTGATGCTGGTGGCGGCCGCCGACGTGCAGATGCGCGGCATATGGGTGGAGGTTCTGGCGATCGCGCCGGACCGGCAGACTTATGTCGTCGACGCGCTCTATCTCGACGGATCGACGGAATCGCCTGGGACGGATCAAGGTCTCGCTGGCCGAAGGGAGCTCGAGCCTTCAAGGCAACTGCCACTTGAGGGAATGCTCGAACACGTCACCAATGCCTTCGATAAACTCAAGGCGATGGTGCTCGATCGCGACTTCCCCGACGCCTTCGGCCGCGCCCGCAAGATCGACACGCTGGCCGTCGACGCGGGCTATCGCAGCCATGTCGTCTATGCCTGGGTTCGCACGAATCAGCGGCTCCATGCCGACACCGGCCAGGACGTGGTTCTCGCGGTCGACGGCCGCGACGGCTGGGGGCGGCCGGCGATCGGCACGCCGTCGCTGGTGGACGTCGACCTCTCGGGACATCGCGTCAAGAAGGGCTGCAAGCTCTGGCCGATCGGCACCTATCCGCTGAAAGGCGGCTTTTACGACGATCTGCGCAAGGAAGGCGTCAAGTCCGGCAGGGAGCGCGACCCGGAAGGCTATTGCCATTTCGGCTCATGGCAGGATGAGGTTTATTTCAAGCAGATCACCGCCGAATATCTCGCGGACGAGACCTTCAAGGGCCGCAAGCGCAAGGTCTGGAAGACCAGGCCGGCGCAGCCCGATAACCATCTGCTCGACTGCCGCGTCTACAACCTTGCCCTCGCCGAATATCTCGGCCTCTCCGCCACCTCGGACGCCGAATGGGCGCTGCTGGCGCGAAGGCGCGGGCTGCCGGAGGCGGCGATCGCGACGGACCTGTTCGCGCCGCGCAAGGATGAGGCCGGCGCGCCAGTCCCATTCCAACCGCCGCCGCCGGAAGAAGAGGACGAAGACCCCTTCGCCGCGCTGGCGCGGCTGAATAGTGGGGATTGAGGAAAAATGCCGTATTATGGCGCAAACGCCACACAGCAAAAGCGGTGCTGTAAGTGAGGGCGGCGGTGCTATTAATCATCGGTGTGAATAATTGGCCGCCAATCGGCCCTTATATGCTTGTCAACAGCGGGGCGGGTAAGGCAGACGGCGGCAGCGAGGCGCGAGAGGCTTGCGAAGCGATGTTGTGGGCGATGGAGACGCTTAAGCGCAGAAACCGCCGCCCGCAGCGACGCCCTTGGCGGCGACCTCGGCACAGTCGCAGGAATGTACCTCGACAAGGGCGCGGAGCTGGAGGCGCTCGCGAAGTTGCCCAAGGACGAGCGCAAAGGGCTCATAGTTCGCACCGAGGCCGCCGAGAGGGCGGACGCGCAAAGAGCCAAAGATAGCAGCAGAGCCGCTGTATGACCGCCAACCAGCTTTGCCGCCGCACTGGTCCCAAGGCCGACGATATACTAACATTCAAGCCAACGTGTCGTAGTAGGGCGGTCATGGGTGGAAGCTGACAGCAAGAGGAGCGCGGCTTTGGGATACACCGAAAATACCGAATATGCTTCGCGGAATCTCATCGAACTCACGATGAGTGAAGAGGCGACGCTGGCTGCACTTCGATTAGAGTTGAGCAACAAGGAGGCGGAGTATCGAGTTCTCCATTGGGATTTCAGAACGAGTGACTTAAACGACGATTTTTCGGACGCTTATGTCATGAACGCTTTCCAACGGATGGCAAGGGCTCGTCAAGAGGCTGACGAACTAACGAAGGCAATTGCAACTCTGCAA